AATTACGGGATTTTTGGTAGGTACACCGTTAAGTTTGAGATACCATTCTCGGTGTTTGTTATCAATGATAGTTTCAATTTCTAATTCAGTTCTAGCGTCTAATCCTTCAATCCAATTAAGTCCGACCATGCCAACATGAAGGCGATCGTCTGAAGTTAGGGGTTCATCGGGAGTTGAGGGCACTTTGTTTTCCTTAATCATCCAAAGAGCTGCATTCCTTATTATATCGCCATGACAGGCGAGTGGTTTGCAGTGACAGATCAATTCTACATTTTCCCCAGAAGCAAGGGTAGAGGCAATTTTTTCGATCGTCTTGTAGAATGCGCCGTTATTAATTTGAAGTTGTTGCCAAGAATATTTACGAAAATCCTCAATGACTTTTTCTCGGTTATTTTGTTCATTGATGATGTAGGGATTATTAAGGGGCGATCGCATAATTTTCTGTGTACCGCCACGACCGACGTATACTTTTGACCAATCGGGGCTATGCCAATTAGCTGATGACAAACCTCTAGTGCCAGAATCTCGGATATTAGCTACGGTGCAATTGCCTACTGATTTTGCTGGTCTGGATGGTTCTGTTGGAGGATTAGAATCTGTGGGTGGTGGAGGTGGAGGTGGGGAATCAGCTCCGGCAGGGTCATCATCAATATCAGGAACGGTGATAATCCAAGGAGTTTTGCCGATCGAAGTAAAATATGCGATCGCATCTTGAACAAATTTATCTGAGCCATTAGTAGATGCTAAGAAATGATCAGATTCTTGGAGTATCTCATGGACAGTGTTTAGCTCGTCACCTATTTGTCGAGTGGGGTAAGGTTTCTTTGAAGTTTCCGAAGTTTCATAAATCAGAACTTGGGGATATTTTCGGGATTTCAGATAGGTCGCGACCAAAGTATCAAATCCGGGGCGATCGGTCAGTAGAATTTCGCTAGCATTTTTGCGATCTGTAGATTGTCGAAAAACCATTGCTTTTTCTATTTCAGCTTTCTCTGGTTTTGACAAAGATTTGGTTCGTTGCATCCCTACCATAGAAATGATTAAAGGTTTATCGGCATTTGATATCGGGTCTACCATTCTGCCAATAAGATTGATTCTGCGATCGCCTATAACTTCCCCAGCTCCATGAAAACATAGACGTTCTTTCTCAGACATCACCAAAAGATCACCGTCTTCTAACACCATTTTTGTCGTAACAGTTTTATTAAGAAACTTGAGATCTGATGATGAAACTTTTCCTGATTCAACTTTTCCGGCTACCAGAAATGTACCTTCGCCAAAAGTTAGACTTATTATTGGAGCATCTTTGTTTCTTTCCGATGTATCTTGATGAAACCCAAGGATATTTTTACTAGCATTGTTAAGATCACTGCTGTAAAAATTTATCAAAACAGTTTCTAGCCTAAATTCTGGATAATAATGTTTACCTGCCTTTAACATTACCTGACCGATCGTGGCTGGAATTGGTGGCCATCTTCTGCCAGTTAAGGGATTAATTTTTGTATAACCTTGTGTAGAAAGCCATCCATATTTTCCGCAACTGGTTATTTTAAATTTAAGTCTACCAAATTCTCCCGCTCTTGCATGAAATGGTGGAGCTAATTCTACAACGTTTTCTATTTCTTTGAGAATTGTTTCTTTTTGAGATGCTGCGTATCCTTTCGCTATTATTATTGGCATATTTTCTCCTTCTAATCACTAACTAAAATCAAAAATTAAAATGATTTCCATACACCAAGAGGGAAACTAACTGCGTGTTTTTCACTAAATTCTTCTAGCAATTTTTTAGCTTCATCAACATTCAATTTGACCGGAGTTTCACCAGATAAATCAAAGCCTCCTTTAATTTCTAATTTGTCTTCTTCCATCTCCATTCCGACACCAGAAATGGAGTCATATTCTACAGTAGCTAAAGTTAATAAATCTTCCTTCATTGCCTCAAATTCTATTTTAGCATCATCAGCATTTTGGATACTTGCATAAACAAACCCCGGATATTTATCATGTTCAGCCAAGAGATAAAATTGTGAGAATGTCATCGTACTCTCGTTTTTCATTGCCAAAATGATGATGATTGAAACGAGTAAAATAGGGATAGCCATACCCATCAAAAACATCCAACCAGTAGCATTCATATTGGTTGTGCCGAATACCGTCATCAACCAATCTGAACCAGTTTTTAAAGCACTCGCAGCAAAGAATCTTAAAGCATTAGCCCCAGCACTACCAGAAACTTTAAGGACGATCGAAGTAATACAGCCAGTTATTGCTGGTAGTAGAACTGAAGGTAATCCCACTAAATTCATGCAACTTGTTAGAAACCAAGTTGCAATGGTCGAAATTATCCCAGCAACTATTCCTACAGTCGCTACAGCACCGCCCACGACGATCGGCGCTACAACTGGAATAATTACTAAAGCACTCGCATTCACTTTGATGCTTCTGATTGATAAAATTCGATCGTTATAAATTGAGTTTATTTCATATGGATTCTGCCCAATTACTAAATTGCTAAAATAATTCTGATGATTTGGTGCTTTAATCCCACTTCCACCTCCTGAAGCTGGCGAAGAATCTGGTTCAGATTTGGATATTTTAGGAGAGGGTTCAGGTTTGGATATTTTAGGAGAGGGTCTAGCTGGATCACCCATAGCAACAAGAGCTTTAGCAACAGCGTTATATTTATCTCGTGTTTGTTTTCGTTCTTTGAGTTTTAGACGTTTATCTTGCAATTCTTTATACAATTTATCTCTCAATTCTCTAGATTTTCTAAGAGCTTCTTCTTTTTGTGCTTTAACAAATGCCGAAGCCGAGTCGATCGCATAATCAACTTTAATCCCAAGCGTTGATAATAGTGGCAAGTTTAAACTTTCATTAAAAGCATTTACTACTTCAGCATAAATGCTTTGTTCGTTATCGTTATAACGAAGATTAGATAATATTGTTTCACCAGCACCAGCCAAATTAGAATGAGCTTTGCTATTATAAGCACGATTTATACCGTGGGCTGTTTCTAAAAAAGCTATGCCACATTGAGCCATTAATACAGGAAATATTTTATAGTTTTCCTTCATTTCAAGCCAACGGAAAATAGGTTTAGCTAATGGATGATTTCTGAGAGATTTGATGAGTGGTTGTCCCAATAGCCATTCGATCGGTTCTTTCATCAAATTTCTAACTTCGTTAGCACCAGTCAATGAGTTAATATCTGCCCATATTCCTGTGATTGTATCCGATATTTGCGTTGATGGATCTTTTCCTGAGCCTTGCGAAGGATCAGATGTTGGTGTTGGTGTTGGTGTTGGCATAGCGGTGAAAAATATGAAAAGTGAAATATATTAGTTATTATAGCATTAGCAAAGTACCTTATTTTAAAGTAATGAAGTAAGAAATTGAATCCGCATTAGTGCGATCGCAGCGCATTGAGGAACGATCGATCGTCCATACAAACTTACACATTCTCTACGTCCGGCTGTTCGTGGTTCAATTCCGGCTGTGAGTGGTGGTTGATTGAATTTCCACCATCCATCAATGCCGATTCCGTCCAAGTAGGGGGGAATCCTAACATCCACGCGCACAGTGCTGGGTTGAGTTTTTGGGTAAGAGACAAACGATTTTGCGATCGCAATGTGGTTTCCAAGTTGTTCTGACCAGCAGCAGAAGTTTTGCCGTTGCCAGAGGGCAAGGTGGTCGGCGTAGGCAATGACAAAAACTCTTTGTCTCTCGTGAGGCGCACCGAGCTCCGACGCGCTGATAACTTCAACCTCTGTTTGATATCCTGCCATTCTAAGTCCGGCAAGAGCTGTTCGTAGTCCTCGATTGATAAACCCACCTGGCTGCTCCACAACCACAAAACCTGGTCTACCGATGATGATACATCGGAGCGCTTCAAACCATAATTCTGACTCTTCATGTTTTAGCCCTGTCTTTTTCCCAGCAGCAGATGTGCCTGTACAAGGAAATGAAATTAAAAATAAATCGGCTTGATTTTTAGTTGGAATGTACGATCGCACATCAGAATGGATTGGGATTTCTGGAAAGTGTGATTGTAAAACCCGCTGAGCCTGTGGATTAATTTCAATGAGTTCGATCGTCCGAAACTTTATCCCTGAAATAGGATTGACCAAACTACCCGCTAATTCCCAAGCTCCGATACCCGCAAAAAAATCAACACATTTTAATTCCACAGTTTCTTTCCTCTTCGTTTCTTTCCTCTTCGCTTCTTTTCTGTTACGTGTCTTGCTCTAACTGATGCAATTGTCATAATTTAGTGAAAGGTTTTGTAGAGGAATTTGCGGTGCGCTGAGCCCTTCGACGGATTCGAAGTGTAGAGGAAAGTGCCAGTAATTTAAAGACTTTTAGGTATTGTTAAAGTACCAAAAGAACTATCAGTCAAAGGTTTAGGTATTGTTAAAGTACCAAAAGAACCTGAACCGCCTACTGAATTAGAACCTGAAGAACCTGAAGAGTCTGAAGAAGTATTTGGATTCCACCCCAACTCAAAACTAGAACTACCACCACGGGGTTTTGTAGGTTTTGTAGGTTTTGGAACATTTGCTATTTCAGTTTTATGTCGAGATGCCATATTAGATTTTGCTTGTTTGTGCTGTGAAGCCATAGAAGCTTTGGCAGTTTTTGCATTTGCTCTGGTGGTGGTTAAATGATTTGCCCATGTAGTTTTGAGTGCATTTTTCTGTTTTTTCTGAGCAATTACTAAATTAGCCTTCTGTGTTTTATCTTTTACGGATTCCTTTTGTTTAGTATGCTGTGAAGCCATAGAAGCTTTGGCAGTTTTTGCTGCTGTGCGTGAACTAGCAATATTACTCGCCCACACTTTGCTGAGTGTATCTTTCTGAGTTTTCTGAGCGGTTGCTAAAGCCGTTTTTTGTGTTTTGTGACTAGCTCGAAGTTGTGCGATCGCTGTCATGGTTTTTCCTCATTGAACTTGAATGGAAGATGGTATCAATACTGAAGCCGAAGCGTTTACGGTAATGGATTTGACTACAGTATAACCAATTTTATTTAAGTGATGTTAGTTCACTTTTGTTACTTTTGATTTGGTTAGCTAAGCCAGTTTTTGCATCGGCTCGTACTTTTTTAAGATTAGCCGTAGCTGTTTGAATTCGTACTTTCCATAGGTTTTTTACAAACACTATAGCAGCTTTATGATTTGCTATCATCGCTTTTTTAGCTGCTGCTAGTCTAGCTTTTTTTGCTTTTTCTGTTGAGCGTTGCGAAACATCTGTAGGCATTAGTGAGTTCTCTCCTTGATATATTTTTAGTTTAACAGATGTTTCTAAAACCCGCAAGGGATATGCTAAATTAAAATACAATACTCCAGTCACATCCATCCTCTTTGAGGGCTACGCCATCGAATCTATCGCTAACGCAAGGCTCAGGAGAAGGTTCAGGATTGCAAAGGATCGTCCTACTATATAAAGCAAAAAGATGTTAATTGTCACAGAAGCGCATGATTTCGATCCAGTTTACGGTTCAAATTACAAGCCAGGTTATATAGGATTTACGAACAGAGATAGTAGCATAGTCTCGATCGGGATAGCTTATTTTACTGGATGGAATCTAATGAACGATATCCACGTAACACACGCATTTATTGTTTTGGATGAAAATACGTGTATTGAGGCAGATACAACAAATAATTCAGTGGAAAAGTCATCATTAAAAAAATACTTTGATGACCCAGAATGTCAGATATTCTTTCGGAAACCTATAGATTTTACAGAAAAGATTGGGGATGCGATCGCACTAACTGCTTTAGGAGAAGTGGGGAAACAGTACGATTTTGGAGCAATTCTTACCCAAGCTTTATCAGGAAGTTTGGCGGGTCGGATACTTGATCGAATATTTCGAGGCAAGTTCGAGGACAAAATTGCGGAGATTCTTCAGGAATCTGACAAATGGGTTTGTAGCGAGTTGGTGGCTTATGCGTTGGATGAGCAACCGATTTACCGGGACAGAGGGATTCTCTCGCGACCCAATTCGGCAATTAGTCCCCAAGAATTGTTTGAAGATTCTCAGATTTTTACACCGTGGAAAAACCAAAAATAGTTTAGGAGTAAAATAATGGGCGGAAAAGCTAGGGTATATTTGACATCAGACAAGAAGTGGATGGAGTAGTTTAAGTTAAGGTTCGATTGAATGCAACGGTTTGATCCACGAGAACTACGCTAACAAATGCAACGGTTCGATCAAATGCAACGGTTCGATCGAGTACAACAGTTCGATCGAGTACAACGGCTCGATCGAGTACAACGGTTTAATCCTCTACGAGGGCTACGCTAACGAAAGTAATTACGGGCTACGCTAATGATGAAGGGAAGATGAAGGGAAGATGAAGGGAGATGATAGATGAAGATAATGAAGAGATTGAATTTAGTGGATTTAGTAAGATTGTTTCTGTGCGATCGTTTTATGTAGTTAGTTAGATTATAGGTAAAACCTGCTAATTGGGTTGCTTTAGAGACGGGGGAAGTTGAGTTAATTTTTACTGGGTTTGTTTGATTTTAGTGTTTGATTTTAGTGAGTATTTGATTTTGATTTTGAGTTTGATTTTGAGTTTGAGTTTAAGTTTAAGTTTAAGTTAAGGTTCGATCGCATGCAACACGTTACTGAGGATTAGAGGTTAATCTTTCGGTACACTGAGTGTCCATAACGCTTCGGCTTCCCTTCGATACCCTTCGACTTCACTCAGTGCAAGACTCAGCGCACCGCTTCAGAAACACCATAACAATCAGAAACAGTTTTTGTTACTGAGAAACAGAGAAACAAATTAGTGATTTTTGATTTTTGGATATTGCTTTCGCTTTTGAGTTTTGATGTTTAATACAACAACATAACGGCAAACCAGTGCATAAACCACGTTATCCCAAGCATCTTTTCCTAGTAACTCCCAAAGATAATATCTCTGATATGACTTCCAATGGAAAACAGGCAAAAGGATGTCAATTACCACAAATCAAAATCACTGATTACCAAGTTAGAGAAATTAAAGTCTTACTTGGTGAGAAAAAATCCATTTCACGAGTAGTAAAACTTTTCGATATCGAACCATCGATCCTCTCCGAGGACTGCGTTAACGCACCGTTATCGATCCTCTCCGAGGACTGCGTTAACGCACCGTCGTTGATTGAACCGTCGTTGATTGAACCATCAACGAGAGTCAAAATCTGTGCGACAGGTAAACAACTAGAACTATTCGATTTGGATAGTTTCACAAAACCCAAGAAAACCAGGAGAAAAAAATGAAAAACATCATGTTTGCGGAGATTGAAGGCAAGGTTATCGAAAGTTCACCTCACGGGAATTATCTCGTTGTGGAACTTAGCGATCGCATAACCATCGTAGGGACATTCTCGAATATTTGGAATTGGCAAGAAATGCCAGAGATAAGTTCAGGATTTGAGAGTTTTATCACATACATCGGTGTACGATCGCTCAGTGAAAGTAAAAAAGTCAAGGAAATAGTCACAAGTTCTGGCGGATATTTCCACAAAAACGAACAAGAACCACGTTCATCCAAACGAGTAAAAGGTTTTCCGTTAGAGCTGAAAGTCCGTGGTTTGAGTGTTGATTTTTGCGTCGCACTGATTGTGAAGAAAGATCTATAAAATTAGTAAAGAAACCTGCTGTCAAAGTGTGGTAGGTTTCTTTTTTTAAGAGCATACAAAGCTCTGGTTGGGGTAGGCGTTCGCCTTGAGTTAATGAAATTTATCGGTGGCAATCATGGCTATTATCATCCCATCTAAGTCGGAAAAACGCGCATCTGAATTGCGTGATGGATTGCGTTTGTTGGCTTGGGAAGCTTACAAAATTGCGAATAATCTCAAAGGTCAAGATGCCTTTAACGGTTATTCGCAATTTAACGATGAATGGAAAGAACACGACATTCAAAAATTGGATGTTAAGGGAATTGAAAAACTTATAGTTTCCCTTGGTTACACGATTGATGAATTGATGCAAATTCGCGAGGAAACTTATCAACGAAAAGCGGAGTTCAACAAGAACGATAAGAAAGATAAGAACGATGTGCCTTACTAATAAGTAGGGAAAAAGATTCAACCATCCAAAATGGTTGAGTCTTTTTTTTTGGCTGATTCCACACTTTACCTAAACCAAAAATGCTTCACCTAAAACAATACCTAAATACATCACAGCAAAAGCGATCCAGAATTTCTGGCTGGGGTAGGCGTTCGCCTTGAGTTAATGAAATTTATCGGAGAAAATCATGGCTATTACAGTTGAAAAGTTCGATCGCAGTATTTATGACACTGAAAAATGTTCTTTCCAAATTGGAAGAACGGTTTACAATGTTAGCGAAGGTACTTATAGCGATTGGAACGATGACGAACTCGGTTGCTCACCCTTGTGGGGCAATTGGCGCACAATCCAAGAACTGCGACAAGAACTTTGGAGTGAAATTCAAAGTTTCATGCCGACTTACTTGGAATCTGGCATGGATGCCGTCAGAAAACGTCGCAGATGTTCCGGCAAATTTCAATGTTTAGTTAATGCCGCCAATAATTATCTAGATTACGGCAAATTAAAGCTAATCTACATCAGCAATCGCGATCATGCTGAAATGATAGCAAGATGCATTCAGTATGTTGCTGACCAAATTCGACCATTTTAAATAAAAATCCCAACTTCTACTAAGAAGTTGGGATTTTTTTCTGTTGCTTTCGCTTCAAGATTTTGATTTTTATTTGGTGTTATATGTTCCTCAACCAGTTTTATGACGATTATATGGGTGGATTGAATCGCGAAACTCAATACACTTCCCCTGAATTTGAGAAGGAATATCACACAGCAATGGTAACGGGTCATCGTTGGTTCGTTTATCGAACTCCGATCGATAAACTAATCACAATGGCTGTGAATCAAGGAGTTACCCATTTTCTTTGCGGTATGGCGATCGGTGCTGATCAAACTTTTGCTAAAGCATTGATCGATCGCAATCTTAAATGGACGGCGGTAATTCCTTGCGCTGACCAAGATAAATTGTGGAAACCGCATCAGCGATCGCATTACAGGAAACTCCTAGACCAGGCAACTAAACAAGTGATTTTGTATCCAGGTTATTGTCCTGGTGTTATGCAAGCTCGCAATCTCTGGATGATTAAACGTGCCGATCTCTGTCTTGCAATTTTCAGTGGTGATCCATGCGGTGTCGGTGGCGGAACTGCGACTACAGTCAAAATGGCACGCGATCGCAACCTTTTTATCTATCAGTACATTCCTGCCGAATCCAAGTTCACAATCATTGAACCAGCTTATCAACAAATGAGCCTGTTTTAGCCGTGAAACTACCATCCCCCTTTAAAAGGGGGATTCAGTACACCGCAAATCAAACCCAAAGAAAAACCCAAAGAAAAACCATGAAAAAGATAGTTGATCCACGTCTTGTTCTTCATGTCAGAATCAAAGCTCTTACCATGCAACTGATCGCCCGTGGAGAAATAATTTCATGCGATCGCCAAGCTGATGATTCCTACATAATCGATCGCCCAGGATATTTGCCAACAACCTTCACCGCTGTCAGTGCCGGGACTTTGCTTTATCTCCTTAATTCTGCGATTTCCTCAGAAACAGAAACTTAATCCTGTGAAGGACAATAACGTTACTAGAAACGAAATCTAGTAACGTTTCTGATTTCTGATTTTCAATAAAAAACCAAAGCTTTCGCTTTGGAGTGTGGATTTTTAGGTGTTACTTATGGACATTCTAACACGAGAATTCTGGAATACACAGAAATTAAATGTTTGCTGGACTGATTCTGACAAAAGCTTGTTGGAATCGCTCAGCAAAATGATTGATTTAGACGCAACGATCAAACGTCTACAAGATTTTAATTGTCAAAATTGTTTAGTCTTCACAGATGAGCAAGTAAATTTTGCTTTTGTGAAATGGTTTGAATCAACGATTGAATCGATCGAACAACAACCCGAATGGTACATCAAAAATGAACCAAAAGTCTTCAAGCAAAATCTTCCTTTCGATAAATTGGAAGAGCTTATGTATTCCGATGATTTGCGCGAATATGACCCAGAAGAATATTACGCGGAATGTGATGCTGAACATGTTAGCGAAGCCCCCGAAGAGGAAACTTCTGAACTAGAAGATGATTTTGATGGCACACCTGAAGAGGTAGCCATAGATTCAATCTACGACTGGTAACAGGAAAATGGCTGTAGGAGAATTTTCTACAGCCGTTTTTCAAAATCTCTCTTTCTCTTTCTCTTAACTATTTTACCATGAATTATCTCAAACGACTTGCAGAACTTCGCAAAAAAATTGATTGTTTAAAACTTGAAGCTGAAGCGATCGAACCTGACGCAATTCTTGAAGCTTTCGAGATTCTTGAATCAGAAACATCAGTAAATGGTAAAAGTGTAGTTTTTTCCGATACTAATGCTAAAATTGTGTTAGTCTTTCGTAGCCATTACGATGATGAAATCCCAACAATTAAGCGGTTGGATGAAGATATCGATCGAGAATACGAGAAACTTTGTCAATCAAACGCATTTGTGATCGAGAACAACAGAGCTTACATCCAAGAATTACAAGAAATGATTGATGTTGCCAAAACAAAACAAAAAACGTTTTTGGTTTCTCCGTACTTAGAACAACTGAGAAAACAACGGGCGATCGCATTGCAAAAGACAGAACATAAGGTGCCGAGTTTGGCTATTTATGTTAAATAGTGCTTTCGCTTTGGGTTTTTGATTTTTTACGCCAATTTACGGTAAGGCTGAATAGAACCGTACTCAAACAAAAACCAAATTCAGGAGAAACTTATGAACCCTATCATTATCGACAACTTTGCTTTCAGAATTCCTAATATTCCGGCACGTTATCGCGCCAATTGCGGGAAAGATTTCGGAATCTTCGTCACCGGAGAAAGCAAAGGCATGAATTGCTCTAAAGCCGAAAAAGCTGGCTTAACTCGCGGGTCATTTGTAGAAATGGCAGTTTGCGCGATCGGGAATCGGACACTGACTTTCAAACCTCATTACGAAAATGAATCCTTCACAGAAATTTGGGGTATCCCAGTTGCTGGCGAAATGAAAACCACATTCCACGAAAATTGCTCAGAACTTTCAACTTTTCTGATTCACCGTCAATCGCAAGACAAAATCAAAAGTTTGATTGAAACATTCGGTTGCCAAGCATTCAATTCTTGGGTCACAGAAGGTATGCCCGGAGATGTTAATGAATATGCGATCGCCAAAGCATCGGAAGCATATTTCGCCAACATCTTTCGCTTTGAATTTATCCAAACTGAAGGCAATTACGGACTTTACTTTTACATCAGTACGACTGTCCGCCCACCTTCTACTCCTTTTGAAAACGCAGCACTGAAAGCTGTTCATCAAATTTACGAATCCGATCGATTAGGAGCTGGTATCTGCATCGACTACCGATTAATCGAAAACGAACAGCTTTGCTTGGCTATGGGTTCATCACCCGATGCTGCGATCGAACAACAAGCTCTTCCTTCTATTTCTCCAAAACAAATCAAAGGCAAAAGCTAATCTCTCGACCTGAGTAAGTCGTTTTATCATGTTTGGCTAATTAATTACTGAGAATAATTAATTAGCCTTTCTTAAAAAATAGGGTAAGAAAAATGGGAAACACTAAGATTGAATGGACTGATATCACAGTAAATCCAATTCATTTAATCCGTGAAGACGGTAGCAATGGTGGTCACTGGTGTCATAAAGTTTCACCTGGATGCGCCAATTGTTATGCAGAAGCGCAAAATCAAAGCAATTATTTCAAGTTTGCTTCGCATCTTCCTTACACAGGCGAAGTTCCTCAGAATCTCATCTTTGATGAAAAAGTGATGAAGAAATTGCTCAATATGCGATCGCCCAAAAAAATCTTTCTCTGTTCCATGACAGATTTATTTGGTGAATGGGTGCCAGACGAATGGATTGATAAAATTTTTGCTTATATGGCGATGGCATCCCAGCATACTTTCCAAATCCTTACCAAACGCGCAGAACGGATGCAAAACTATTTCGATGGGCTTAGTGCTCGTCGTATCAACGAAGCAGCTTATAAAATTGACAAAACAAGGATAATTCCATTTATACCTTTGCCAAATGTTTGGCTCGGAGTCAGTGTGGAAAATCAGAAAGCTGCTGATGATCGCATTCCTTTACTTCTTGCAACACCAGCAAAAATTATATTTCTGAGTTGTGAACCATTGTTGGAAGCGATCGATCTTCGTAAGCATTTCAGAACATCAAATAGTGGCGATATATTGACTTGGCTTGATTATCTACACTTTATTATCATTGGTGGTGAATCCGGTAGCAAAGCACGACTATGTGATGTGAATTGGATTCGATCGATCGTTCAACAATGCAAACCAACCAACGTCGCTGTATTCGTCAAACAATTAGGTTCCCGATCGAGCCTCTCCTCTGGTTTATCAGGTTTGAAACATCACAAAGGTGGTGATATTAACGAATTTCCCGAAGAACTCAAAATCAGACAATTACCCTCCGAAAAATTATGAACCCTACACTTGACGAATTGAAAAACTTGCCTACGATTCATTCTGGACAATTCAGTGATTTAAAATCTGAAACAGATGATACACGAATCTGGTTATCTCGATCGACCACTGAAGATGGAGAACCTTACGACAACAAAGTTACGATCGAACACTTTGATGATGGAAATCTAACAACTACCGAGGAATATCAAGCCAGTTAATTCTAACAAAAGGTATCAAGGATTTTAAATCTTTGATACCTTTTTTTTTAGGCGCTTTCGCTTTGAGATGATGATGTTTAGGACTAAAAATTATGTCTAATATTTCGTCGAATTCCAAAACCCTTGATGCTTTTTTTTTTCTTTGTCTTTGCTAATTGATAGACACTTTCGCTTGAAAGTAATGATCAATTTTGAGGACTACGGCTATGACTCCGATTCTATCAGTTGAATACAAAGGTTTTGAAGTTCGAGTTTATGGTTCTGATTCTTGCTATGAATCAGAAGTCTTAGACACCTCGAACAACGACAAATTTGTTTTTCAAAATCAAGGTAGTTCAGTAGCTCTTAATTTAAGAGCTTGTTACCAAGATATTGATTGGGTTATCTCCGAAAAACAATGTTTGTGGTTTGATAAAGACTAAATAATTTAAAGGCATCAAGGATTCAAAACCCTTGATGCCTTTTTTTTTCTTTGTCTTTGCTAATTGATAGACACTTTCGCTTGAAAGTAATGATGTATTTGGAGATAACTGCTATGACAGTTAATATCGAAGGTTTATTGGCTGAATTTGAAGCAAATCCTAATCTACTCGTAGATTATGATGATTTGACTGAGTTTCAAATTTACCTTTTGAATGGGGTCGATATCCTGAATATCGAATTCCCACAAGAGGAAGAACCATTCAACGAGCCTGAATAAAAGCTAAGGCATCAAGGATTCAAAACCCTTGATGCCTTTTTTTTACGGTCAGGACATCAAAATGAGTCAACTAGCCGATTTCATGCTAACTGTACACGACGGTAGCCGAGGCGTTGCTAAAAATATTGAACGGATGCCATCTAACAAAGTTAGAATCATTCGAGTTTAAAATAACTTTAGAGATTCCGTAATCTCTAAGGTTATTTTTTCTGAGTAAATCAGAAGCTTTTTTAACCTCCAAAATTCCGTATTTTTACTGAAGACAAAGATACTGATAATTCCTATAATATCTTTGTCCCCATTATTCTCCCCAATTAAAATGATAGTTAATGTTCAACCATATAATGCAATAGTTATTGGTAAAGGATACAAATGTGTTTCTAAATTTGTATTTGATGGTGATACATTAAAGTTAGATTTTAAAGGGTTTGAATTTACTGCTAGACTTCAGTGGATAGACACACCTGAAGCTCAAAACTTTAAGAAAAGTACAGAGCCAGCGATTTTGAAACATTGGGCATGGGCAGAACGCGCAAAAACCGCATTAATGGATTTGGTTTACCAAAAATCAATTATTGCTGTTCCACTAGAAAAAGACAGGTTCGATCGATGGGTTTGTGACTGTTATATCAACAAAATTTCAGCAGCAAATAATATCCAAATTCAACTTTGCAAAGCCGGATTAGCTGTTAGTTATCTACCATTTGGTAGGCATGATTTCATCAATCGCGAACTGGTACTATTAAAGGGAGTTCTTACCGAAACTGCAAAGGCCAACCGTAAAAAAGTTGGCTTTTGGTCAGAGCAAAATTTTATCTTACCCGCAGATTTCAAAAAGTTACCTTATCCATCAAAACCTGAAATTCAAAATTAGGAGAAAACCATGAGTTTTATCGATCGCATTATTGCTTACATGGAAAAGAAAAAGTACAATATTTCTCGTAAAGTTGGAGAAAAAAATATTGTATATGTTGAAGGATGCAATACAGATGGAAAACCAAATTCTGATGCAGCTAATCATTTTAACGATGTACGCCTTGTTTTTGGATTTAACCTCTTAATTCCCGTGATACAAGGTGTTTGGGAAGCGACAACCGAACCCGGTTTCTATTACACCGACAATTCCATGAATCCCAACGGTGCCGCTAGAATTGCCTTCGGACAATACCAAGCTTGGCAAGTTGGCATTCACGGTAACTCCGAACCTCACGAAGCACTGGAACAAGTTGGTTTAGTTCGAGTTCACCGGGACTACAACCGGGATATGATTCGTACCGGTGATGCGATCGATGAAGGGTATTTTGGAATTAATAACCATCATGGTTATGATCACCCTTACGATGATATTCATACCGCATCTGCTGGTTGTTTGGTCGGACGTACTCGTGAAGGACATAGAGAATTTATGCGAATAATCAAATCTGATCCCAGGTATATAACTAACAGAAACTACACATTTTCGATAGCTATCATACCTGGAGATAAGCTATAGTTCTTCTCCTGATTCTTCTTCTGATTCTTCGTAATAATCAGAAGAAGGATCATTATAATCTTCATAATATTTGACTAATTTAACTATCATTTTTTACTGATACTATTTTAGGTAAAAACAAGATGGATATGAAAATCATTTTGGACATAATGGGAATAATTGGTGGGCTATCCTCTTTTGTATTTTGGATATCATCCAATTATATTTACAAAGATGTTATTATCCAAACGAAAGAAATTCGCAATGAAACGAAATTCACAACTGATCACAAGATTATAACAATTTTCAATAAGCTGCAACGAAACATTGACAAAATATTTGTAAGAATAACTACTCTTGAAGCAAGATTAGAATATCTTGAAGAAATCCAGACAGACAAAAATTACTCTGGGTTTGTAGAAAAACTTAGCAATGCAATTGAAAACAGCGATTTCACCGAGCCATGAGAGTCAAACTGTGGTTTATCTTTGATAAGGCATTGTTACCAAGGATAAACCATCAGAGATTCTCCGTAAGATTCAGTTTAAATTAATTTCACTTTTTGTCTAAATAATCAGCAAATTGCGCGATTAATGAAGCTTCACCATACTTGCGAACTAAATAGGTGAAAACTGGCTTACCTACATTCTTATATGAACGAGGTGAGTCAGTTTTTGAGTGAGAGCATTTCAAACAACTTTTGATAATCTTTGAGGCACTGCGACAAGTCTCAGAATACTTCAAAATACTATCAAAAAGTGCCTTTTCTGTGGTTTCTGGAAACTTTTCGGCGACGAGTCGCTGTATCTCAGAATCCTGCGACAGCTTGTCCTGTATAGTGTCTACGTTTGCGACTTCCGAAATACTTGTCGCAGAATCTGAGACTTGTCGCATTTGAGTATTTCGCATTTCGATCGCACGATTGAGCAGTTCAGGTGACATTTCCTGAAGCCAATAATCATCCGAAATTGGGTGATTTAGGATGCGATCGAGTTTGTCTGCATCCGATTCCACCGACTCTAGGGTGGTAGATGGCGCACTAAGTCCATCAACTTTTGGAGCCGATTCCACCGACTCTGGGGTGGTAAGTGGCGCACTAAGTTCATCATTTTTGGGGGAATTTGATGGACTATTGAACAACTCATAGACCCATTCTGGGCGTATCCATTCAGGGGCGATCGAAACTTTCTGAGCATCTACAAACTCACCCTCACCATTCTTAATCCCCGAAAGTGTCCCTTTGAACAGTGGGCGGTTTTCAGAATCTGAGTAAAGTTCAAGTTGGATAATGCCTCGATCGCGTGATTTGCTAAATCCTTCACTTCCACCCAAAGCAACCAAAGTATTGTCATGCCCAATTAGTATTGGGGATTCATTAGCTTTTCGAGGGTCACCGATTACTTTACGAATCAGCTTTTTCGCAGGTTCGATCGTACCTTCTTCTGAGCTGTACCCTGTTACCTCATCCCAAATTGAAGTCAAGGGCTTATCTTTCAAAGTTCGTACTTTGAATCGATCATACATTGCATTTAATTGCTGACCAACTGCTATGTAATTTTGATTTGCGCCATACCCTGGCACTCCTAACTTAATCAGGCATTTCCAACTTTCCTCACGATTTTGATGGAAGTGAGGGTCGGCGATCGACACTATTTGATGTCCTCTGAGATAGTATCGACACAGTGCCAGAAATGAGGCAAAGTAGTTTTTGAATGCTCCCATATCACCGTAAATTAAAAGCGGTTTTTGCATCAGTTGCCCGATCCATCCGCCTTCATGTTCAGCGATTAACTTCAGCAGTTGTTTCTTTTTTTCAGCAAAACTCTTTGGTTCGGTAATAACTTCCGCCACCGTTTTTACTACTTCAAGTGGTTCATCTTTTGGTAGAGATTCGCTAATTGGTTCTGCTAATTGCGATCGCAACCAATCCTCACCATACCGTTCCACCTGAAGTGCGGTGAAGTTACCCTTCATCTCCTCCTCTACATCTGCCACTGAATATTTAACCCTAATATTCTGTTTATCAACAAATTCCTTAGCCAGTACAGGTTCGATCGCTTCTTCCAGTTTCTTTTGTTTCTGTTGTTTCTGAAAACACCACAAATCTTTTGTTTTTTGTTTCTCTTTGTTTCTCTCGCTAAAAGCGTAACCGACGCTAGAAAATGCGATCGCCCCGATTCCGCTAACTTGCCGATAGATTATCCAGCGTTGGAAGGGGATAGGAGCGATCGAAAGTCCTAGACAGCAGATGCTACCAAAAACTATGCCGATCGCTGTTTTAATCATTTTTTGCTACCAATTATCAGACAAAACATCAGAATTATTGTCATCAAAACTGTTACAAATCCGGCAATATGCCACCATTGCAACAACTTCAATAAATCCCACCAAACAAACAATGCTCCGGCATACAGCGAAACTCCCGATGTTCTCCATAATCCTTGATACTTCTTTGCTTCAGAATCTGATGATGGGAAAAATATCAGAACTAAACCACCGAATAATATGCCCATCACGTAAAGCCAAAAGAAACTTGGATTCGGTCTAGCAAAGTTTGCGGATGTTATGCCGATCGCAAAGAATATCGATCGCATTTGCCAATTACTCAAACTCTGCCAACGTTTTACCACTGAAGAATCTTTTGTTTCTTCTTCTTCAATTTTAATGATTGCAGTTTGAGGTTTTGCTAAACTTGGTAAAAACATTTAATTTTTCAGTTCGCAAAGGAACCGCCTCCTCCAAAAAATTGACCAATTTTCCTGAAACCATTTGCAATATTTCCTACCATTTCCTTCGCAGATTTTATGAACCCCATTGGAGAACCTCCTCCGCCAAGTTGTCTGTATTCTGAGCCAGAAAATGAACCAAATGAACCAGAATACTCACCAGAACCTGAGAAATTATTAGAACCATTCCAGAGGGGATGAGATGGGGCATCATTGCCATATTGCAAAGCCAATTTTGCCCTCTTAGCATTCTGTCCTACAGATTCATTGAATACTGCCACCGCTTCTTGAATCGCTGGCTCATTCATTGCGGATTTTTTGGCTTGTTCTAAACTTGCGAACGATTTTGCTAATAGAGTTCCGATACGAATTCTATCTTTTTCGTTATTATCCGATCGCAACTGTGAATGTAGTACATCAGCATTTGCTAATCTATCTTGACCTTCGAGCAATTTAGAGGCTCTTCGTTTAAATGCGATCGCAGCATCTACCGCTTGTTTATCAAAACCTTCGATCGCACCAAATCCAAGCTTAGTTAGATGGTCTACAGCTTTATTCCAAACAACTTGAGAAGTTATCACTTGTCCAAAAATCTTCTCAATCAACTCAATATTATCAATCAGCCACTGAGCCTGAATACCCAGTTGACCAAATTCTTGGAAAGTTTCCAACGTCCATTGATTGATTGACGAAAATTCTATTCCACATTTTTCACGAAGCAAACTCTCGATCGCGGGATCAATATGCGTAATCAAATGTGGACATAATGCACCTGAGTTCTGGATTCCCATTTTTTTGTCCTGATCTCTCTGATATCTAAGTTACCAAGTTTTCTTGAGCAGATGATGAGTCCCATCAAGGTTTCTGAAAAACTGTGAACATTATTTAGTACCCTTATGAGATTTGTTGCCATTACCTGAAAATGCAGATAAATTACTACTTGTATTGGTAATAATTTGGTCGCCAGCTACGTTGACTGTTGCTGGACTATCTTTGATTCCTTGTTTGTAGGCATCTTCACGAGCAGATGCGATCGCGAAAACTATCAAACCACCTACTATCAAAAAAAATCCTGAACCCAAAACTGTTGTCAATACATCATCATTTTTGTCATTCATTTAACACATTCCTGTCATTAAAAGACACACTTCAACTGATTTAACTGATTTGACTTGTTGGACTAAACTGAACACTTCGACTACGCTCAGTGGAACCAAATCTTTCATCCATTTCCACATTAATAACTTCTCCTGAATTGATT